AAAAATTGTGCTTTCCAACTATACCATTCCTCGCGATGCGTCCATTGCTTAAAGTTCGGAACAGGAATCTTTAGCATTTCCTCGACAAGTAACAAGGCTTCCTCTGGCTTTTTGTTGTCCAGTAATGTCGAGGCTTCTAAGCCGTAGGCTTCCCTTCTGTTCGGTTCTAAAGCTCTAGCCTGTCTGACAAGGCGTAATGCCGTCTCCTCGGTTGTTAGCATTGAGCAATTCATGAGCGTTTCGTATTTATGAACACCATCTAGATCGGTCATCGCTAATGCCTCGGAGCCATATTTTGCAGATTCAGCATGGTTTCCTGTGATAAAATTTTCGTAATGAAGGTAAAACTTGTAATGCGATGACATTTTATCGTTGTGCATCAAAATCCTTTTGTTCCGTTCGTTGCTAGGGCGGATACCAATCGGAGGCTGGTGTACAATTTCAAGATCGCGCCTCATATACAACTTAACGTCCGATGTAGGCTGAACATTTTCGTGGATTGGACGATGCCACCATCCTGTTTTGTGACGAAAGAATCTTTCTCTAGGCGCACGCTTGTTTTGCTCTGCTATTACATAATCCGTAAGAATCCATTGAAAATCTAACGGGCAATCGCGTAATGCTTTTAAGTGAGGTTCTGCCATTTCTGGCAGAATAACATCGTCGCAGTCGGCCCACATTACCCACCCATCTTTGCCGGCAAGTTCGTAAGCTTTAGAAAAGGATTGATTTCTCGCCCTGCTAAAATCGTCCAAGTGAAGCCAGTCGGAAACAAGAGGAGAATTGAAATACTCTCCAACATAACAACCAAGCTTTTTTGCAATGCTTAAAGTCTTGTCTGGCTGAAGTGCGCCGATTGCTCGGACAATTACAATCTCGTCGCAGATTTGTTGAAGTGATTTTACGCATCGCTCAATACGAGGCTCTTCATTGCCGCAGATTAACCCTGCGACCAATTTATTTTTTTTGTTCATATCTATTTCGTTATTTATATCAAAAACAAAGCCCCGCTCCGTATGGAGCGAGGCTACGTTTTTACCACGGGAAATTTAACTGATCAAGTTAAATCTTAGGCGAACCCAGTTGTGATACGGATGATGCTGGAACCATCAATAACCTTCTCAGCCGAGTTTTGACGAACACGAAGAACGTCAGCACGGCGGGTTTCATCGCGGTATGTTTCGGAAACAAACGGGACAGGGGAATCCTGCGCCCAGATGATTGTGCGACCAAATCCACCACCAGCAAAATCACCGCCAACGGTGTTGCAAAGGGCGAGATAGGTGTTCGACCAAAGAAAACCACCAGCGTAAGGCTGTCCTTTTTTGGCGGTGTTTTTTGCACCACGACCAACAAGGACGCGATCCACTCCGCAAGCCGCAGCTAGTTCAGCTTCGTTCAGCAATCGGCTTTGATTTGTAGCGACAACGCCGAAGAATTGATTTTGCACAAATGTTGATCGGCGAATGCGCTCGAAAACAGGTTGTGACATAACCAAGGTATTTGGAAGGACGCCAAACTTAGCGAGTTCCAATTTAGCGGCGGCAACGTCACCAGGAACATTGAAGCTGGTGATATTTGCTTCGGTGTAGGCTTGCGTTGCGGAAATCGCAGTTAGTCCGTTTGCGGCAAATGTTGCGGTAGCAACGCGAGCCTCATGGCTGATCTGGATTTGGCGCAAGAGCATTGCGGCAATATTTACCTCGGTATCGAAAAAACGATCAAGGTCACGGCGATTGGAGTCGGGAAGAACTTCTTCAAGACCGTATTCAATCGCATCGTATGTATCGCTTGAGAACCGACGACTTGTGCGAGCGTATCCAGAGCCAGCGGCAACCTTCAATGCGTCATCGTTGAGCATTTCAGCATCGCCAAGATTGAGCTTCAGATATGCGCCAGAACGAACGTCTGCGCTGTAAATCGGCATGACTTCCGTGCCGATGAAAAGATTGTTATTGTTGCTAAGACCCTCAAATACTGCTTGAGCGATATCAGCGCGAATTGTGGTGTATGATAGTGCCATATAGATTTAGATTTTACTGATTGAATTTGGGGACATATTCGATAACATCACCAGCAACTCCGCTGTTGATAGCAACGCCCAATGTTACGGTGCTTGCATTAGCATAAACACCAAGGATGCCGCCGCCTGTGATAGCGTAAACGGTATTGCCAGCAGTCACAGAAGATCCAGCAGTCACAATTCCAAATTGCGAAGCGAAAAATAATTTTACGCTACCTTGGTTTCCTGCGGCTACGTCATTTTGAAGAACACCGATTGAGGATGCTCCCGTTGCCGCAATTTGAGCGGCGTTATCCCCGCTGACCGCAACGAGGCTGTTTGCTGTTACGGCTGATGCGAAGCTGAAGCTCCGAAAGCCATTGTCATTTTGTGTTGCCATAAATTAAAATTAGAAATTAAGTTCGTTATTATCGCGTGCGGCGATATATTCGTTTGGGTGATTTGCGATAGCAAACTTGGTTGCCGCTGTGCGACTACCGAGTTCCTTGGTTTTTTCAAGGATTAATGCTTTGAGTGAAAACTCAGATTTTTGCTTTTCCTCAACGGCGACTGAAGCCTTTACAGGCATCGCGCCAAAATTAGAAATGATGCGGTCGAGTTTTGCTTCCAGTTTTTCTGACACTCCCATTACATCAACTACCTCGTCCTTCATTGGAGCGGCAGGAATCATGGATTCCATTTGAGTTTTGCAGGAAAGCATCATTTCCTCTAAAGCGTCCATACGCTTAGAAAGTTCAACGATTGTTACGCCCTCTTCAACATCGGGCTTTTCTGGTGTTTCGATAGTTTCAGCCATTTGTTTGGGAAAAGTGTCAACTTGCTTTGCTGTGAATGAAAACAATCCAGTTGCGTTTGCGGCTGGAGTTTGGACTAAATCTGCGCTGTAAAGTTCAGCGCAACTTGCAAAATATATTCCATTGGTTTCGCGTGTTGGGCCGCTAAAAGAAATCGAAATACCAAATGTGTCTGGAAGTTTTGTGGAAATTTCGAGAACATATTCCTTCATGTGCGAAGATTCCAAGAGGTTCAGATCGGCAAGCAATTTATCCCCTTCAATTCGGAAGTTGGTGCAATATCCAACAATGTCTTTGATCCCTGCGCCGTGATCCAGATTAACTTTTACGCCACCACGATAAGATTCGGCGCAAGCTTTTACCTCAAGTAATGTTTGTTTATCAACAAACACATCGTGGCCCTTTGCCTCCCCTATCGAAATTACGGATACGCCTTGAATTACATTCATGCTACGGCACGAATGTCAAAATCAGTTTTCTTCGCGCATTCTATTGGCTTTTGATGCTGCCCATATCTGTCCTGCATCACCGCCCCACAATGCCCAAGCAATGCGGCCGGCAGAGGGGAAGCCGTCTTCATCTGGAGTGAAGCCTTGGCCCTTTTTATCGACTTCGTGGCGTGAAAAAAACGAGTGCATTCTTTTAACGGTATCGTCCGAAAGATTCTTGCCGTTGCTGATGTCGCGAGCGCGTGCGACTCCGACGGCTGTCCCACCTCGATTGTATTCTTCTCGCCACTTTAAGCCCTTTAGAGCCTCTTCAACCATGCCTTTGCTTGGTTTATTTTGATCTACCTCAAATGATGATTGCGTTTGCTCCTGCGGAATTACTGGATCAGCAGCAATAATTTTATTTGCGTTATCTTCATCCATTCCGAAGACAACGCGAAGGATAACGGCGACTTGTTCAGCAGAGAGTTCGCCGCGACCTAGCGAAGCAAGAATCCCAGAAAGCGCAGCCGTTCCACCAATGCCGATGCTTTCAATAAGCGGAGGTGCTTCGTTTTTCTTCTCATCGAAGATTGTATCAACTGCGGTAATCGGCACAGAATCCGAAATGCGGGAAGGTTGTATGTTGAACTCTTGCCCTAATTCTTTAATCATGCTTGCTTCCTTTGCCCGTGCGCGTAGTGCTTCTTCGTAATCCTCTCCCATGTCGGAATAAATTTGCCCTGCTGTTTTTAATCCAGCTTTCCACAGAGAAATGTCAGCGGATGCTTCACGTCCGTAGTCAATGGATACCTTTGCTGGCCAGCACCAGCGACCATCCAGAAGATATTCTGAATCTGGAATAAGCCCACGCGCCGAAGCGTCAAGCAAGATAATGTTTTTTATCCTATTTAAAAATTGCCCCTCAAGCAACCCTCTCCAACGGAGAAAGGTTCTTTCCGCCATCGCTGATTCCATGCGAGCCATCGGGCCAGACTTGTCGGCATCGAATGCGAATCCGTAAGGCAATCCTACCGCCATACAAATGTGGGCTTGAATTAGGCGAATAAATTCACCAAATGCTCCTGTCGGACGATCCGATTTGAACATTTCCATTTTTTCACCAGCACTTAAATAATTTACAGAACCTGGGTCAAGTGATTGAAGCTTAGCAACTTGGCCTTGATCATTTGACGTTCCTCTTGAAAAATAATCATTGGCATCAGCCGCTCCGTTTTCTGAGGTAATAATTCCACTTTGATATGAGGCGTATTTAATTGCTTGGACTTCGGCTTTTATTGCCTCCTGCAAATCACGGGTAGCATTTAAAGCGGTAGCAAAGGCCGATCTTCCACGATATTCATCTAATCTTGCCGCATCAAATAAATGAATAAATTCTTTTGCAGGAATATCAACAGGAGAAACATACTGATTGTTAATTGTACGAGTAAAGATCGCGTATGAAACGGGTCGCCCATATTCATCAATATTTATTCCTCCAATATATTTATCCGTGTCCGTTCGATCATAAGGCGAGCCGATGCGATCAGCCTCCACACTTTGTAATTTTAAATCTTGTCCGTCTCTGACAATAATAAAACCGCAATCTCCGTCCCTCAAAATTGCGGTTACGGCAAGCTGAAGTAACGTGGTAAAATTATGACGCCCTAAAAAATCGCAGTTTTCGCACCACCTTTGCCAATATCTTTCGATTTGTGTATCGATATTATGATCTCCAGTTCTTGCTTGATAAGCAATCCGCCCAGAAACATACGTTGCAAATTTTAAAAGGATCGAACGAACAGGAGGAAAATTATCAGCTAAGTCCCTAGCCGCACGAATAAGCGTGAATCTTTCTCTAGTCCCGCTTGTGTCTTCTCCTCCACTTACACCCCTGCTTATACCTCGTTTTTCACTTGCTAATGCAGAATCGAATCGCCCGAAATTTATCAATTT